TGTTCGCGTCATCCAATCAATCGGTCGTGGCATCCGCAAGGCGGAAGACAAAGACTTTGTACAAATCTGGGACATAACCAGCACCTGTAAGTTTGCCAAACGCCATTTAACCAAGCGTAAGCAATTCTATAAAGAAGCAAACTATCCTTTTACAATAGAAAAAACAACGTGGCAATGAACAAATTAATAGTATGCGGCTGTAGTTTTAGTGCTCCAGCAAAGTCATTACCGGGCACAGCCTATGGAGAAGTACTGGCTAAAAAGCTAGGATGGGAAGTAGAGATACTGGCACGTCAAGGATGTAGCAACGGCGGTATTCGTGTGCAAATTGATGAAGTATTACGACAACGTCCTGCGTTTGCTATTGTTGCTCCTACATTCCATGACCGTATGGAAATTCCTGCCAGCGCAGCACCATATGTACCAACACCCGATGAACATAAAGGGTGGAATTCAGACTTACAAAAACATTTACAAAAAAGTCATTTAAACGGATATGATAAAGAGGCAGGCATTGATAATGTAAACTATGGTAACAATCCTTATCGTATGATTTGCGAAACTATTTTTAGTCTAGTAGAAAACTATTCGCATCCATATCGTTCAGCAAAGATAGATAAAAATACACAACAAGCAATGAAGCAATATGTAAACTTTTTGTATGACAGCGAGTGGAAGCGTCAACAGGACGAATGGATTATTCGTGATGGAATTATGCAATTATATTACAGCGGAATTCCGTTTTTATTAGTAGCAAATAATTTGTGGAATAGCAACACAGTACGAGAGGCCATACCTAGTGTAGTTCCTGATCAGTACATGACATTAAAGTACGAACAAACTCCTGCTTATGCTACTAATACGTGGCCGTTTACTTCAAAAGAAGATCCTGGTTATCACGGTGATCCTAAGAGTCAAGAGTATCTAGCAGACACATATTATAAAATAATTACAGAAGACTTTGGTATTGCTCCATGACCGATAATACAAGAACAAATTTAAGCTCGGAGTTTGATTGGTTTAGACATAATGGCATTTTTATGCCAATGATTAACGACACAGGTCGTAACGTATTTTATAAACAAGCAATTGAACAAGCGGTTCCAGGTAAAGTAGTATGCGACATTGGCACAGGCACAGGCTTACTAAGTATCTTGGCTGCTAAAGCCGGGGCAACAAAAGTATACAGCGTTGAAATGGATCCTGGACGTGCAGCATTTGCTACACACGTTATTCAACAATGTGGATTAGATCACATTGTTGAAGTTATTAACGCTGACTTTTTTACTACAGATATTAAGGCAGACATTTATATTTCAGAAACCATTGGCAGTCAAATCTTTAACGAATATATTATTCCTATTGCCAAACACGCACTACGTCACGGCGGCGTATTTTTACCAAACAGTTTTGATTTACGACTAGCACTATACGACAATCATCCAATATTCCCGGCTATGATGAATAACTCGGCTGCATTTGAGTTCCAACCTGATATCGACATCGATCCCGAGTTTGAATCTATTGTTAATCGTCAATTTCAAGCACAACACCCGCACAACTATACATTGTATACAGCAAGTACAATTAATAATTTGTTTAAAATGTTACCACAGTTTACAGATTTAAAGTTAACTGAAATTTATCGTACTCCTGATTTGCGTATAGATTTAAGTCAAAACATTGATGAAAATAATATTTGTTTAACTATACCTGCTGATAAAATACCGGCAGACTTAACAACAGTAGTAGTATTGTTTTGGACAGCTAACTTATACGGCGATGTAAAAATGGATATTACTGATACTTGGTGGGGCAATGCCTGTAAGTCCATACTACCGCATACTAGAACTCCCGGCGCAGATCTTAAAATGTGGTACGATCCTAGTATTACTAATTGGAAATTAAGTTACTAATGCGAGCCGTTGCACTTGTAGCCCATCCCGATGATTGTGTTATCTTTGCTTGGCCTTTTATTGAAGCACACCCAGAATTTGAGTGGACAATAGTTTACATGACATATCGTAAAACAGATCCTCGTGGACGAGAAATATCTGCTTACTGGGCAAAGCGTAACTATCCTACAGAGTTTTTGGGCTACGTTGATAGTTGGTTAGATATGATTAATGAAAAAATTAGTTTTGATGCCGATCGGGCTACACAGGATTTAATTACAATAGGTAGTCAATATGATTTAATTCTAACCCATTTTGAAGACGGAGATTATGGGCATATACATCATAAGTTTGTAAACACAGCAGCCAAACAAATTGATAAACCTAAGGTTTACTTTGCTAGTACTTTCAATTATAATACAGAATATCCTGTGCTAGAACCAGTTGCCACAGATGAATTACCGTTACATAGATCTATTGTTGAAGGATTTCAGGATCGCAACATTGGTAGATATATTGTAACACCGGAAGCGGAACTTATATTAAAAGAAAAACAATGAGAATATTAACCTTAGATAACACAGCATATCCAATGGATGCAATACCAGACGAAATTGATGAAGTTCGTTTTTGCGTATTGGATAATAGCGACCCTAAAGATCCGGATTACTTTTATATTCCATTGATCTTCTTAGAATCATTTAACAGCCCGGCACTAGTATTACGTATTGGTGAACAAACAATACGTATGCCAGTGGATTGGCAAATCTTAATTGGCGAACCCGACTTTGGCGACTTAGAAGTTGTCCCTTTAACTAGTATTAACGATCGCGGCTTTAATGTTTTTACATTTAATCCATTAAGTAGTTTCCGCCCCGAGTTTAAACCTGTAGAAATTGTAGACATTTATCAAGACGTTAAATGGTACTTTCCTAAACTCAAGCCAGGGCAACTATTAGCAATACCGTTAACCGAAGGCGAAAAACCTATGTGTGCATATTTTATTAAGGATATTAGTCGCCAAAGCGAAGTAGTTAATTACGGCAAGGTTTGGTAATATGGGACGCCTTAAGCCAGGTGCAACATACATTTACGAAAAAGCAGATGGTGTAACCTACGCTAGAGAAATTAATGCTCATCCAGGTGACAGAATTGCTATTGGATGGGACTACGAATACAAACAAAAAACTGAACGCACTGAACTTATAAAGTTGTGGGACAATATACATCAATCTGCAAAAACCAATCCTGCTTTACAAGAAGCTATCGAACGTGTTATAATTATATACGAACTACAAAAAGGAGAAGAGCCACCAAGTTGGCATCCAGTATGAGCAAAGAAGACGATAAAATCAAACATGGCACACGTATACATCGTGCGTGGACTGCAATTAAGAAACAGCTTAACATTATCAAAGCGCACAAGAACTTTGGTGAAGCAAGTAAGCGCATCGATGAGGCACAGCCGCATAGGTTAGCTAAACATCACGCAATGGATTGCGGACAAGCGCATTGTACACTTTGCGGAAATCCTAGACATAACAAAGCTCGCAAAGATAAGTTAACTATCCAAGAAAAGCGCAATAATCAAAAGTCAAAAGATGAGTGATCCGTTAGATATTAAAAATGAAATGGCGCAGTTTGATCATAAGAACAAAGATTTTTACGATAGCCTAACTGACGAACAAAAGAAGAAGTTTAGTCCTTTTTTAATGATTCGTTGGGGTAGCTCTGTTGGCGGTAGTGCTGATTTACAAGCATACTATTTAATGAGTTGTAACGAAAACTTAAACAAACATTTCTTTGATATCAATACAACACAGCATAAAAAGTTACAATGGTTAATGGCAACAACAGTAAGCCCGGGTATGGGCAATCAATATCATCAGTGGATTAGTTTAAAGAAAAAAGGTGCAAACGATAACAAGGCTGTTAAGTTTTTGCGAGCACTGAATCCAGAATTAAAAGAAGACGAAATTAAATTACTAGCACAAATAAATGATAAAGATGATCTTAAACACATGGCAAGAGAACTCGGCTGGGATGACAAACGAATCAAGTCAGACTTATAAGTGCCGCTATTGCGAAAAATCATTCCGTAAAGAATCGAGCCTTGCGGTACATCTCTGCGAACAAAAACGCCGCTTCCGACAGGAAAAGGAAATCCCAGTCCAACTTGGGCTTAAGGCATACTTACGTTTCTATGAAATTACGCAGGGTAGTGCAAAACTAAAGTCATACGAAGATTTTGCTAAGAGCCCTTACTATAATGCTTTTGTTAAGTGGGGCAGACATATGGTAGGCATACGTGGAATTAATCCTACGGCCTTCTTAGAGTGGTTATTAAAGAATAACAAAAAGATTGATTACTGGTGTAAGGATGAGTTTTATGCAACTTATCTACACGAGTACTTACGTAGAGAAGCGGTACAAGACGCACTAGAACGTGCATTAAAGGAAATGCAAGATTATGCAGATGATCATCCAGAACTTAAAAACGGCTTTTCGGACTATTTTCGTTATGGCAACGGGAATCTTATTTGTCATCATATCAGCACTGGCAGGATTAGTCCTTGGGTTGTATTTAACTGTGACAGTGGACATTCCTTTTTGGATTCGCTCACTGAAGAACAAGTTGGGATGATTATCCAGTGGATTGATCCCGAGCATTGGCAACGTCGATTCACTGATTATCTTGCCGATACAGAATGGGTTAAGGATATTTTAATAAAGGCTGGACTATGATACGATATGCCAAGTGGTTGGCAACGGCATTAATGTTAACAGGAGCCACTACAGTTAGTTTACAATTAAATACCTTGGTTGGACTAACGCTTATGTTTTTAGGTAACACAACCTGGGTCGTTATACAGGTACGTATGAGAGAGTGGGCTGCTAGCTTAATGTTCACTTACCTGGCCTGCATATGGTTAGCTGGATTAATCAAATACTTACTATTATGAAATTTCGTTCAGACATTGACATAGACTTTGGTGACCGTACTCAAGCATTAAATTTACTTGAGCATACACCTGCGAGTATTAATAGAGATGGTAACTGGGTAGCTCATAACACAGGTGTGTATGTAACAGACATACCAATGGACCCATTTACAGGTCGTGCAAGTATTGACTATGAAACAGCAGAAGACCGTGGCTATATGAAGTTAGACTTTTTAAATGTATCATTATATACCCAGATAAAGAGTGAAAGTCATTTACAAGAATTAATTGCTCAAGAACCCGAATGGGACAAGTTATACGACCCAGAGTTTTGCGCTCGATTAATCCATATTGGCAATCATTATGATACTCTAATTAGGATGCCAGAAGCTGTAAATAGCATACCTCGCATGGCTATGTTGCTAAGTGTAATTAGGCCTGCTAAGAGGCATTTAATAGGTAAAACCTGGCGGGAAGTTGCAGAAACCGTGTGGGAAAAGCCTACAGATGACAGCTATTTTTTCAAGAAGTCTCACTCACTAGCGTATGCACACTTAGTGGTGGTTAATATGAATTTGTTAAGTAACTTTGCGAACCAAAGTAATTGATTTACGCTTTGAACGTTTAGTAGCCATTTCTTTTAGGCTTACATAAGGGCCCATTTTAATTTCAACGTCTTTACTATTCATAGTACGCAGACACGTTTTAAAGACACCCCAGTCCTGCTTTAGGAAAACATTAATAGGCATAAGTCTATTGCTTTCCCACCACCAAGTTTCCCCAAGACTTAAGAATACTTTCTTAAGTTCATCATCCCTGAGTTGGCCAAAGTCATATAAAGTTGTTATAACTTCGTCAAAATTCTGAATAATACCAATGTAGTCGTTTCCACCGTAGGTAATGTAGCTAATGAACGGGTACTGACTTAGTAGTTGCTTGTAGTGATCTTCCACGTTGTCCGATAAATATGTTAAAGAGATGAGCAAATTTAATGATCACCGTTAAAACATATTTATACCCAAATATTGCAGAGGTTCAAGTTTTTGATCCTGCAATTTTTACAACAAGGAATCGCCAAGTGTACAGCCGCCCAATTAAAGTCTATCAAGGCATAGACAATCCCGTGCAAGTTATTGTCCGTAATCAGGATCAAAAATCAGTTGATCTAACAGGATATACCGTAGAAGCAAGTGTACAAGATCCTACCAATCAGCTCACTATCAATACCTATGCTGTTACATTTGCTAGTAACGTGGCTCTACAAAAAGGCGAAGGTAGTTTTGTATTAGATAAAGCTACAATAAACAGTTTAGAACAGCGTTTTTACAAATTAACATTTAATACAACTAAAAATTCTGATGACAGTCAAAAACCTTTATACGTTGATGATAATTATGGTGTACCACTTGATCTAGAAATATTGCCGGCTTATTACTCGGATCAAGCTCCAATATCAGGCGCAAATACCTATACAGTAGATGGCGGAACATTGTAATGGCACGTATAAACATTAGTCAGATTTTATTTAAACGTGGTAATACTGCCGCATCAATGTCCTATACTGGACCAGTTGGCGAAGTGGTTATTGACACAGATTTAGATGCGTTCCGTATTCAAGACGGTCAAACACCAGGCGGGCGTTTAATGGCCAGCACCAGGGATTTTGCTAACATTACAGCTAACCTTGGCAACATAACTAGTAGTATTACTACGCTCACTGGCATTGATGCTAACTTTGTTGCTAACATCAATGTATTATTGTCTAATGCAGCCACACAACAAACAACTATCAATTCGTTACTTGCCAATGCTGCTGTACAAAGTTTGGCCATTGGTAATTTACAAGCGTTCCAAACCTATGCCAATGCCACATTTGGTACCAGCAGTTATGGCAACGCCAATGTGGCGGCATATCTTGTTGCTAATCCACAGGGCGGCATATACAGCAATGCCAACGTATCTGCTTACCTAACAACTCGGACATTTTACAGCAATGCCAATGTTGAATCTTACTTTGGTGCCAATCTTGGATCCTTATGGGCTAATGCAGCCACACAGCAAGGCACTATCAACACTATACAAGCCAACATTGGCAGTTTCTACACCTATGCCAACTTGCACTTTGCAGACAGCAGTTATGGCAACGCCAATGTGGCCGCATACCTGCCCACCTATACTGGTATGATTGGTAGTGTTCAATTACCAAACTACTCTCAACTGGTGACAGCTGGCGACAGCGTTCAGTTGTTCACTGCAGGATCATTTGGTATCTTTGCCAACGCTGGTCATAGTCCCAGTTATGCCTGGACCTTTGACACTGATGGCAACATAATTTACCAAGATGGCACTCGCAACAGCGGTTCAAGCGTGTATGCCAGTCCCAACTATACCATCAACAGCAATGGCAACACCTATATCCGGGCCAACGCTCAAACTTGGACATTTGGCACAGATGGCACATTAACATTCCCAGATGGTTCCGGAGTTGCTGGTGGATTTATTGGCGGTGCTCCAGGACAAGGAGCCGGCATTACCAACGGTGGTACCGCATATCAACAATTCTTTGTTCAAGGTGACGGTGCCTTTGTACAGACCAGTGTAGCCAATGCTGGCACAACTTTCAACACCTGGCGGTTTGGCCTAGATGGTACATTAACATTGCCCAACGGTGCAGTGATTCGAGACACCGCCGGCGATAGTGTGGCATTTGGTCTCAATGCCGGTACAACCTCACAAGGCCCTGACGCAGTGGCCATTGGTACCGGTGCTGGTCGAACCTCACAAGGTGATAGTACAGTGGCTATTGGCAAGAATGCTGGTACAGCCAACCAGCAATATAGTGCAGTGGCCATTGGCGAACTTGCTGGCAACACCTCACAAGGCAGTGGCGCAGTAGGCATTGGTTATGCCGCTGGTCAAACTTCGCAAGGCCTTAGTGCAGTGGCCGTTGGTCCTAGTGCTGGGTTGGGTTCGCAAGGCA